TCCGCCTGTGAGGCCAGATTGATAGTTAGCACCACCGCCTGATCCGCCAGCACCGGGGGCGTTTCCGCTGTAAGTTCCACCAGCACCGCCGCCAATCGAAGTCACCGTAGTTATTCCGGTTCCCGAAAGGACGCTATTAGAGCCGTTAGCTCCTGCCGATCCACCACCGCCAACAGTCACAGTATAGGTAGCGCCACTGGTCAAAGCCAGACCAGTTGCCGTTAAAAGGCCACCCGCTCCGCCGCCGCCTGCCGCATAGGTAGAGCCGCCGCCGCCCCCTCCCGCGACCACTAAATGGTCTATTACGGTAGACGACCCCGGCCAGACATAGGCATTTTGATATTGCGCAGAAGTTGACCAAATGCCTTGATAATTTGGCATTAGGAAAGTCCTCCGTGGCTATTAGATGTGGTTTGAGTGGCTTGTGTTCTAGCCTGCGCCAAATCTCCAAAATCTGTGGCATTGCCAACGGAGGCTGTTGTTATGTAATCTATAACGTTAGTCCCTCCGTTACCTCCGCAAAAAACAGACCTAGTTGTTCCTGATGTGCCGCCTAATTCTTGGCGGGCAACAGTAAGGTCGCCAAAATCCGTAGCGTTACCAGTAGATGCGATCGTGACATACTGAATTACATTGCTACCTGAAGTGGTGCCCCCGGCAAATACAGCGCGTGTGGAACTGGCCGCACCCGCCGTTCGCCGCGTAGCTGTCAGCAAGTTACCAAAGTCCGTAGCATTGCCAGTAGAGGCAATAGTGACATAATCCATTACGTTTGATTTGTTAGCACTACCCTCGGTTCCGCCTGCACAAATCGCCCTTGTGGAGTTTGAGGTGGCTGTTGTTTGCGCTCTACCCTGAGTTAAGTTGCCAAAGTCTGCGGCATTACCAAGAGAGGCGATAGTGACATACTGAATGTTGTTGGCGTAAACAGTACTCCCATCGTTATAAGTGCCACCAAAAAATAAACCTCTGGTAGAGCTAGACGCACCGGCCACCCCACTGCCAACTGATTGGTTCATGTTGCCAAAATTTGCTGTTGTCCCGCCAGAAGACATAGTAAAGTAATCCATATCAATGCTAGTCGTATCACCGCCGCCAACAAGTCCCCTCGTTGCACTACTACAACATCCACCCATATATTCGGCAGAATAAAAATCCCCAAAGTCAGTAGCATTACCCGTAGACGTAATGGTAATGACATCTATCTGCTGAAGAGCGCCTGATTCGTAACCAGCAACAATAAACGCTAGCTCTGGGACAGCAGGTGTCACACTCCCACTCGCATCGCTGGGCGCTGAATATCCAAACGCATTGATTGCCCATACGTTAAACGTGTAGCTTGTTCCGTTTGACAGGCCCGTAACCGTTATCGGGGAGGATGTTCCAGACGCGCCATGTGCATTGGTGCCGTCTTGAACCCGAAAGCCAGTGATGGCCGACCCGCCAACATCAGAGGGCGCAGTAAACGATACAACTGCCTCGTCATCCCCCGGAGAACCCGAAACACCAGTAGGCGAGTCTGGAGCGTTTAGTCCGTCCTGACCAATAAAACCGCCTTCATTTGTGGCCATAAAAGGCTCCTATTAGCTGATTTCTTCGTAGCTAACGAGAACTTCAAGGTCATTGGCAGTGCCAGCCGTAACCGAAATTGATCGATCTTCTTCAAGGTACATTGACGTATTTTTGTCTAGCACAACCAGTGACGCATCCGCTGGAACGGACACGGTAGCAACAAGAGAGTAGGCTGTGCCGCCAATGTCGTCTTGAGTGTGATAATCCACGGTAACATTGCAGGCGTTTGTGCCGTCAACATTAGCAACTTGAATCATGTTGATCTTGAAAACCTTGCCGCTGGATGCGGCATTGCTAACAAGCGCAGTCGCGTTCGTGTTAGATAGTGCTAGGTAAAAAGACTTACCTGTGATTGTACTGACATTGACAATGTTTGGTGCGGACATTGGCTTATGACTCCTTTAATTAACCGAAAACAATGGCCATTGCGATGGCCTTTCCGGTAGAAATTCCTGCTGTTGAAAAACTAAGCTTCCCTGACCCGTCTGTTACCAAGGCTTGACCGCTTGATCCATCTGCGTTGGGTAGCTCTAGGGTGTAAGTTGCAGTGGCGCTGTGCGGCGGTCCTTGCAAGGTTACGCCGTGACTGTTGCTTTCGCAGTTAAACCGAATCTTACCTGCATTGTTATTGCCGTATAGCTCCACAAAACCCGTACCGTTAGGGAATAACTGAAGGTTGCCGTTAGTGTTGGTTGACTTAATTGCATTCGCATTAAGCTCAAGATTTTCAATAAGAACGGAGCCATCAGACTCTTCATACACGGACTTTTCAGCAGGGTAGGCAATAAATACTGACTTAGAACCTGCGCTAAAGTTCACGGCGGAACCGCTATTAGAGCTTTCCAGAACGGTAGTTCTTGTCAGAGTGTTTCCGCTACTGGCATACGTTCCCAAGCCGACCTCAAAGGCCGTGTTTGTCGTGTCAACGATTGCGTAGTAAGTAGTGTCTGCGTTAGACAAAACCGCCGAAAACGCTTGAAAGTTTGTCACAGCGCCGCCCAGCGATATAGCGCCCGTGCCCGTGGTGGTAGTGGTTTCTTTTACTCTGTCTTTAAGGACAAGTGCCATTGTCTCCTCCGATTAACTATGCTGGCCGCAATCATGCAATCCGAATAATAGCGTTAGAGGCATCAGCCGTTGGAAAGACGATGGTAAAGTCTCCCGAACTAGATGACTTGTCAGCTCCAAAATCCAAAACAAGCACTGTATCGGTCGTTGAAGTCGCGCCGCCGGTAGTTGTATTGTAAATTAAAGCGCCACGAGCCGTGATTGATGATGATCCAAAAGTCAGATCGGCAAAATCAGTTAGTGCCGTTGTTCCTGACGTGGTGGGGGTGACGTTGGTGAGCGCACCACCTCCAGCCGAGTACCCAGTGCCCGAGACTTCGTTGGAGGTCGTGTAGGCGGTTGTGGCCGCATTAAAACTGGCGCTGTTGGTGTACATTGCCAGCTTAAAGCTGTCGCCGCTAGAGGCAGTAAAATTGTGTGAACCTACAAGCAATTCCTGCTTGAATGATGTGCACATGTAGTTTCCGCTAAAAGCCATATCAAAGTCTCCTGATGAGTTCGGCTAGGTCTTTTTGCCCCGCATCACACAGAGCGTTGTAAACAGTGGTTCGGTCGCTTTTTATGGCTTCCTTCATGTAATAGACAAGGAGCTTCCTAATGTCGGCTCTAAATGCCTCTGCCTGCGCCCGGACTTCTGGGGCGGCGCTTTCTGCTATTGAGACAATCTTATCTAGACATCTCTCAGCAATTTCTTCTGGGGTAAACCCTCTGTTGGACGTTGTTTGCACAAACACGTTCCCAACTGCGGCGTCAATCATCCTCTAGGCTTCCTTACTTCTCCGGAGCGATAGCTGTCTGTGGTGCTATATCCCTCGCCCAACTGTTCTAACTTGCCGAGCGCCTCCATGTACCGTTGCGCATACAGTTGCATCAGGTCTGGGTCGCCCTTCAGGTAGGTGTACGCCTCAACAAGACAACCATAAAGTAGCGTTGACTCGGCGTTTGTGCCCAGCCAGCTAGTGCCGCTTGTCGTCGTTGTGATTGACTCGGGCTTGTGGAAGTAATGTAATTCAGCATTGTATGCCGCGTCCGGAGTTGGCCCAAGAATAAACGCAGTTCGGCTAAATATGCCGTAATACTTGGGCGCCCCAGTGGTTGCCGAGGATGGATACGCCTGACGGATAAAGTTTACATCCTTGAATATTAAGTAATCGTACCCGGAGTTGTCGATTGACAAAGAATACGGAGTCAAAAAATCTGAGGGCATAACCAAATACTGGCTACCTGCGGCAACAGACCCTTCCACGTTCTTGCGGAAATCGGGCAACTGCACCGTCTTGAGAATCTTATCCTCGGCCTGCTGGATAATGGTCGGCAGGTTGTTGACAAAACTAGTCTCATTAGACTCAACATAGTCCTGTATTGTCTGCTTCAGGGTGGTAAAAGTGAATGCCATTAGGAAGTCTCTACCGTTACGCGCCCAACCAAGCCCGCCATGTCAAGCCCCACAGTCCGACTGCCAAGAGCTGTATTGCCACCACCAACGGGATTAAAGGCAGACAAAGCGCGACTTTCGTCAAGTGAATTGTCAGGTCTAGGGTATCTAAGAGCTTGGGCATCACTCGCATTGACATCTCCTAATTTTAATTGAGGCTGATCTTGATCGACCACGTCACGACCTACTAACAGGCCATTCCAGCGCCCATCTTCAATCTGTCTTACCAGATCCCTTAATGGGTAGCGAAATCCGGTTCGGTCACAAAACCCGTAGGCGTGCTTGCCGGTTACATAGCTACTCATAAATTATTGTAGCCCCCCGGCGCCATGTATAGAGCCGCTTTTTCGCGAGAGGCATCCGCCGCTAGGTTCCACTGCTCTTCATAGACCTGCTTGAGCGCGGGCGCAATGGCCATAGAATCAGGCTTTTTGCTGGCAACGTAGTACGCCAGACCAGCTACGAGACACGGGAGATACCTCGCAGGCACATCCATGTTGTTGGATGCTGGCTGACCAGAGTCTTCAATTCTGTCTAGGTAGTAGTAGGCGAATGTATAGCTTGTGGTGGCATCGGGCACGGGCCAGAAATGCACCGTAATCCCCGTAGGCTTGCGCTCAATGTAATATTGCAACGGACGGCCTTGCGTTAGCTTGTTCGTCTGATGGGCATATTGGCTCACCGAGATCCGTTGCATAGTCAGATCAGATTGTCTTGAAGTGTTGCCCGCGTCTGTGCGCAACAGCCCTTCTATTATGTCTAACTTTTCAGATGTAAGGTCGTATGACGACGTTCCTGCAACAAGAGCCAAAGTGGCGTCTCGCACCGTCCAGAGATTAAGACCCCTGTTTTGCCATTCAAGCATGAGCAGATCAATGCTCCTACGAGCAGTTTTGTAGTCATATCCACTGCGCAGTTCAGAGCCAGCACGCTCAAACGCCTCTTCCATTATATCTGACAAGTCCAGAGTAAAACTTGTTGTCCCGCTAGTTGCCATCTAAACAACTACCCCTCTAGTCTTCCCGCGCACGGCAATGCCATTTCTGCACTTAGCCTTGGGGATCTTGCCCCCGTTTGACATTCTTTTTTGCTTGCATCCGGGTGCGTTCTTGACCTGCTTTGCGGTTTGCGCTCTGCTAATTGCCATCTAGCTACCCTTCTTCCATTTTTTGGATTGTGACTGAGTTTTGCTCGGACTCCATTTCGTCTTATCCGACCAATATGCCGCAGACATTTTTCCCTTCTTAATGTTTTTTGCATGACGCGACTTAAACGCCTTGCGCTGTCCGACAGTCTGATTGGTTTTTACGCCTTGCTGGCCGAACCTAATAATCTTTTCTTTGCCGCCCTCGCATGCTTTTACGATGTGCGACTTCTTTGAGTGACCGGGAGTTCTTTTTGGCTTGTTACAGGCCATAGCGCCTTTATCAACGCGACCGCCCTTCTTGTAATAGAGTCGCATTACTTACGGTGCCTCGCTGTCTTTTTGGCCACCTTCTTTGGCTGGCTAGAGTGCTGTTTGCCCTTCTTAGTGTCGGCCCGCTTTTTGCGGCTAGTTGCGGCGTACTCCTTTGAGGACAGCGACTTTATTGCCTTTTCTGGCAAATAACGCTCGCCAGTGGCTTTTTTGCCTTGCGTGCTAGGCTTTCCAGACTTTGTGGACCACTTCTGCTTGGTCCACTTTTTCAGGGACTTTTGCGATTTTTTCAACGCCATCAGTCTTTGTAGCCGCCGCCTGCGGACTTGTATTGCTTTGCCAGCATCTGGGCCTTTCGCGCAGACCATTGTCCGGGCTTGCCACCTTTGCCACTCGCCTTAATCTTGTTGAATAGGCGTTTGCGCATGGATGGTTTGGTGTAGTTCCCAGCTTCATTGACCTTCGACTTTGTCTTGCCGCCCTTTTTGTAGTAAAGCCGCATTAACCGTAATTCTTCTTTAGCACAAGGACCACGGAGTAGGTGTCGCCGTTGCTCGCTCCTGTCGTGGTAAACAGAATGTCGCCTGTCTTACCAGAGGCGGCGGCTGTATTTGGCAGGCCAACAAAGTCCGAAAAGTCCAGAGTGTCGCCATAATCAGCAATCAACTCCCACGCCAATACATTAGTTGTGGCGTCAAAGAAAATCTGGACTCCCATACCCTTCGTTGTATATTGGATACTTTCAATGTTAACACTCGTACACGCGCCCTTGCTGGCGGGGTCTGCGCTCAACGCAGATACGTCCACCTTGGCCACGGCGGCCTCACCTGAGCCATCGCTGACATTAGTGAAGTACATGATTGCTGTTCTTGGGCCGTCTTCAATAATCTGACTAGTAACTGCATCAGCCATCTTGTTCTCCTAAAAAGGGGCCGAAGCCCCGTTACGTTAGCTTAGGTTGATGTTCTGTTGATACAGAATAGTAAACCGCACTTCTCCAGCGTTTGTCGCGGCAGAAGCTGTTACGGTTAGACGGATGTCGGCAGTGCCGGTGTCTGCCCAAGCTAGAGCCGCACCCGCTTGAGTGGTTGGATACTTTCGGCCTGCATCAGTGCCGCTTGCGAAGGTATTTAAGATCGTAGCCGCGCCACCTACAGTGTCGCCGACGCTCAGGTTGGTTGTGGCATTTGCCGCTGTAACAATGTCAATCACACAGTCAATAATTTGAGAATTGGCCGGGATAACAACGTCCGTGACAGAGGCCGCAACTGCACCACCTGACAGATCAACAGAAAAAGTTTGTGCCATGACAACTTGGCCGGTGTTCTTTACATTAGAACCCAACGTGGTGCCGGTGGTGTCTTTGATGGTTCCAGCCTTAATCGGGCCAGAAAAAGTAGTAGTACCCATGAGGATCTCCTGTCTTGGGTGAGTCTAATGTTCCACATGGAACAATTAGTCAGGAAAGAAAAGGGGGCCGAAGCCCCCTGTAATTTAGGAAGTTCCGGGCGAGCCGTAGATTCCCAGAGGATCGGATACGCCGAAGCTGTATCGCTCACGAGCCTTGTACCGGACGTTACCAGTATCAAAGTCGCCATCCATTGAAGTCTCCAACGCAGTACGGTTGAAGTGCTTCATGCCGTTCGGTACATCGGTAATCAAGAAGAACGCATTCGTGTCAGTCAGGAAGTGATTGACAGAATAGCCTTCTGGGATTGATCCGTTGTTGCGAAGAGCATTGATGTCGTTGTCAGCCGTGCCAACCCGACCCTCAGTCTCAAGCAAACGAGTTGCTACAAACTGAAGCGCGGGTGGAACAATCAAACGACGAGGCCGTGCCGCGATCAG